CTTCGGGGGGGCCTCTGGTCAGTCCGTGGGGATTTGATCAGTCACTGAGGAGTGCGTCCCGTGAAACCGTTACTATTAACTTAGGAAAGGAAGCTTTATGCTTAGAATACGTGAACGCGGAACAACGGAGCTGTTTCAGAAGTCTCTTGGGAGTTATTTCTTCCAGAACCTTCGAAATGGCGTCCGAGTGCAGGGTAGCCCACGTTATGTGAGCTACTCTCCCGGGACTATCGAGAAGTGTTTCGACACAACTCGGCCCGGCCCTCCCTTTCGTGGGGGGGGACCCTTGTTTCTTGTTCGGTTCACTATTCCATCGGCTCAGGGTGGACAGGGAACTATCTTTCCAGCCTCAGCAGTGACGTTGAGTTCGACTCAACTCGCTGCACTCGGATATGCCTTCAAAGGGCAGTCCGGGGATTTCTGGCAGGACGGATATACGGGTGGATTCGTCCACTCCGGTCTCCCCAACTTGGTAACTCTTGAAGGAGAGAACATCTCTAGTCCTACTGACTACAACCCTGTAGTCAACCCTGACGACCTTTCCGACCTCGGAGCGCGGGCGTATAACCGTCTGCGTCCTAAAGACGCTGTAGCAGGTCTCGGCCAATCGCTCGTCGAAGCCGGTGAGATCCCCAGTATGTTTAAAACTACGGGCAGCGGATTGCTAAACCTAGCCAATCTCGCTGATCCGAAGTCCTGGGCGAAGCTTAAAGGCAAATCCGGTAGCTACCATTCAAAATGGAAAGCTATCGGAGGCAGCCCTCTTGGGCACCTCATGGCTCCCCGAGAAATCGGGAACCAGTTCCTGAACACAACGTTTGGATGGAAGCCCTTTGTGAAGGACGTCTCTGACACCATTAACTTGGTTCAGAACTACTATGATCACCTTCGTCGCGCTACACAGCGCAACGATAAGTATCAACAGAGGCGCTTTTCTGAGGACGAAATTCTCTCGGATGAAGTTGTCTACCGGTATTCCAAAAACAAGGGGAATCCCGGTTTTGTAACGTTTTACGCACCGGCCGTTGGTACTAGCCAGTGCCTTTCCTCGGAACTTACGGTCAGGCGACAGCGCATGACTCGTATATGGTACGAGGGTTCGTTTCGACAATACCGAGCAGAATTTGACAAGAGCGTGCCGATGCACGACCAAGTGCGTTCGGCCAAGCAGTTTCTAACTTTGGCAGGATTGAATATCTCGCCAACTCTTGTCTACAAAGTTATACCATGGACGTGGCTGGTCGATTGGGGTGTCAATGTTGGTGACAACATCCAAGTCGCTAACGACTACCTTGACGGCTCTGTCGTGTCCAGGTACATGTACTTAATGCGGGAGACATATGACCGCTACGAGTACACGTCTGTGCATAAGTTCCCTACCTCGTCGATCCAGATAGTTTCCTACCGGGAGCTTCGGGTGAAACGAAGGGAGCCTGCACAAAGTAATTTCGGTTTCACTCTGCCTCTAAACGGTCTCAGTTTAGGGCAGTCTGCAATCCTAGTTGCTCTTGGTTTGTCCAAGCGGTGATTAGAGATTGTCCACCACTTCTGGATAAATGGGCTCGGGGTTGGAATCCCTTGTCCTACCAGTCGTAATGCTCCACCATCCTTTGGAGGTCAACCAATGTATAACGATCCCCAGTCAGTTACCGTCAATTCTGTAGCAAAATCGATGCCTCGGATTTCGACAGGTGACCAGAAGGCCATCTATCGCAATGCCGATGGGTCCTTTACCATGACTATTTCTCACCAGAAGGTGGGAAATGGTCGGATAAAGTCCCTAGTTCGCATCGATCAGCGTAAAGTCGTCACTGACCCTGTCTCAGCGGTCACTGACTATGATACGCTCACGACTATGATCATTCAGGAACGCCCTGATTACGGGTTTTCCATGGTCGAAGTCGAGCAGCAATGGGCCGCCCATGTGGCGTGGCTCACGACGGGTAACGTTGACAAGCTCTACGGTGGCGAAAGCTAACCGATTGCTCAGTTAACGTTTGGTTGCCGTAAGGCATCTGGGGCACCTGAGGAGGTGTGTTATACGTTGGCTTGATTGACCACCTCGAGAGAGGGATCATGAAAAGCAACGTAAGTGACCAAATGAGGATGCTGCAACTCCTGTATGAGGATGTATGCAGCATGTGTCCCACGGATGTCTCTGATCTACGTGACGTGATGACAATCAAGTCACGGGTCGAAAAGGAAGGTGTGAGCTTTCTCACACTTACCCTGCCGGCTTTTGGCAAAGCTTTCGAGCAATGCTTAGAGGCCGGTGTCGTGTCCGCGTCATGCTTTCCAGGATTCCGGAAACATGGAGCAATCCCTGTTTTCTTGCAAGGTATGCTCGGACAGGTGTTCGATCGAGAGACGGGGTTATTACTAAGGGACTCGTCAGTCCCAGTTTTCGTGTACGCTATAAGGCAGCTCTGCCTTGCGTATAAGAAATTGGAATTGCCCTGTACTTTCGCGAGAAAGGCTAAGGCAATTGATGAGTTCCTCCAAGTCGAGCAAGACCTCTCTACGTTTTCACTACCCTCCGGGCAATTCAGCCTTCTGGCTGGCTTGCTGTGGGGTCGCATGTTACGCGATATACGCGTTGACATGTTGGTTCCACGGCATGGTCCCGGTGCCACCGCAGAACGTATTTCCGGTAACCGGAAATATGTTTGGGTAACGTGGCA